AAGTAGGACCACCAACCAGGAGCATTCAGACCGCGTGCTTTGTTCTCCGCGAGTGCTGCTTCTGTGTCGTCAATGAATAGGATTTGTTTTGCTTGGGACGATGCAGACACTCCACGACCAGCTTTGGTCTTGTTAGCATTGCTGTCCGTTCTTCCGTATAAGGACATTGGATCTCCAGTAGACTGATTTATTCTAAGATTATTTATAAAAAAAGGGGACCGAAGTCCCCGTTCTTCATTCAGCAGCTGCCTCAGCAGGTGCTTCTTCTCTTGCTAGAATCGCCTTCTCAACTACAGCAAGCAGTTGGTCATCGATATCAGTCTTGGTAAGTTTGACTGCTTTACGCAGGATGTGCATACAGATTTCAATCAGTTTCTCACCCAGATCCTCATCGTCGGGAATCTTAGCAATAGCAGCATCGACAATCTTCGATGCGAGTGGTAGTAGGAATGCAAGCATGATCTTAGAGCAATGGTCTAAGATTATTTATTCTTGTTCTTGTGCTTCCACGCGGTGGCGTATGCGATGGACTTCTCATCCTTTGTGAGTTTGCCATCTTTAGCGTATGATCTCTTAATATGTTTGATCATACGCTCATACTTTTTTCCCTTCGGTGCCTCTTCCTTAATCTTTTTCTTGCCAGGTTTTGCTGGTTTTCCATCAGGTTCGCCGTCTTCTAGTTCAGGCATGATCTCAACCACTGGCTTCTTTACTTTTTTTCTGCTTCCTCCTTCATGCCTTTCTTCTTGGCACCGATGATCTTGGAGACCTTCTTACGACGTGCTAGAAGATACTTGTCAGACTTATCGTGGTCACCATCGTTGTCGATGTCCTTGTCTTCCTTACCTACGGGATCAAGTTTCTTCTCGGTGATCTCGTCGCCAGTTGGTTCGTAACCTGCCTTGACGCAGTTGTCAACTGTCTTGCCGCCCTTCTTCTTGGTGCCAGCAAGCTTGTAACCTTTCCAACAAGCTTTACCATCGAGTCCCTTTTCCTTACCTTCAATAGCATACTCAATGCCATTGAGTTCAAAAGTATAGGACTCTTTCTTCATATTCTTATCTTCCTTCTGACAGCGGGAGCACCCTTTCCCTCCGCAGTAAGAGCAGGTGTCGCACGATTCCCTCGCAACCACCTTCGTGGTGTCTTTAATCTCTGCTCCGTGAGATTGTTTGACGCCTGCACCGACACGTAGATTGGTAGCAGGATCAGGAGCACCCGCGCCTTCTTTGGGATCCTTTGTAGAAAAATCATCTTCTTTGTTCTCCTTGCCAGAGAGATCGGGGATAGATGTAGAAGCGTCAGCACCGCCAGCACGCTCAGGTGTTGCCAGTTCCTTCTTAGGTGGAGCAACTACTTCTTGGATTTGTGAACCCTGGAAACCATCTCCGCCCATCCAACGGGTGTAGGAATCCATTAGTGCTTCCGAAAAAGCATCATTATGCTTAAGAGTTGTCGTTGGTTTCTGACGTTCCATTAGTGAAAATACTTCTTTTCCTCTCTTTATTTATAGAATCTGTGATATTGACATGACGGATATCTTTAATCCAAGAGCGGAACATCTCTCCCGACTCGCTGATAACAATAGCATAGTTACCACCAACACGTTTGATCGTGCCTTTCTCACCAGTCAACGCGGACATAATAATATCTCCCTCCTGGAAAAAATCATCATGTCTTTGCTGCTGTCGCAGTGCTTGCTCTCTAAGTTTTTTAAAGTCTCTCATTTAAAATTAGCAGGCAGGTTCTTTCTAATCTCATCCATCATCATCTTGCAGTCCTTATCATTCATAGATCTAGGAATACCCTGGCGGAATAATTTGAAATCGTTAGCATGTGCTGCACGTCTCATCTTTGTGCCAGAGATAGCAAAGGTATCTCCGTCAGCATCTCTGCTTCCTGAAGATTGAATCTCGATACTTCTGAACGAGAAGTCTTTGCCATTGTATTTGTGCAGGAACTGCATAGCATTTACTCTATCAGATCCTACAAGGAACACAACTTCATTATATCCTGCCATCATCAGGTCTTGCATGATAGCGACAGGATCTTTTGGTCCCGAATATATTTTACCACGATGTTCTGGAAACATCAAGTTCATGTAGTGCAGTTTACGTTCAGGTTTGAGTGGGTTCTTACCCTTCAGATCGAACGACTGAGAAATATAGATCCTATAGTCATGCCCATGCTGACTCGCGATGCGTTTCACCCCATCGAAGTTTTCTTTATGTCCTGTAGTAGGTGGTTGGAACCTACCAAAGGTGAAATAACATTTGATGCAGTTTAACGCCATTGTTTCTGGAGAGTGAAGTTGTTGTAGGCAAACTCTAGTCTGTTGACTAGTTTGATCATGCTGCCGTCCTGGTGGAGAACATATCCCTCAGGTGTAGTCACCTTGTATCCGTTCTCAGTCTGGACAAATGTTCTGAATTGTTCAAGGTGGTCCAGTTTATCTATGATCTTTTGCTTGATCAACTGAAATTCTTTATACAAAGCAAGCATTGCCTTGAACTTATATACATTGTCTAGTAGATAATTCTCACTCTTGTAGACCAGATTGCACTTCTTCACTCTGTTGGCAGGTGTCTTGATCTTCGCCAACTCCTTCTGCATCTTGGCATCGTAGAAGTTTACCAGAGCATTAATAGTCTCATCGATGTTACCAACATTTCGTCTATCTCTAATTTCGGCGTTGAAGAATTGCTTAAGATAAGAAGAAATATGGAATTTAGCATCGCCAGTAGTACCAAAGTTAGACACCAAGTCATCTAGAAAGTCCCCACAGATTCTACACATCCTTTCTATTTTAGCGATGTGTCTGTTTAAGTCAGCTATTTCTGTAGGAGATAGTGTAACTTTGTTAATTGGTGTGTCGTTTTGAATACATGCAACATCTTTACTGGAAGGAACCTTAGCACCAGCTCTTGCTTGCATCGACGCCAGTTCATCACCAGTGTAGTGGGTGTGAAAGACAACACCGATCTTTGCTGATTTGATTTGCTTGCCCAAAGGACTATCTACAGGTGCAGCATAGGTGATTGTATTAGGTCGGAACATATAATACTGGGTTCCGTCTACTGTTTTAGTATCCAGAGTGTCATCAGTGAACAGAAGATCACCCTGGATGACACCATCGAAGTCTAGTTCCTGGAAATATTTGAGAGAATACTTGAGTTTGGTTGCTAGATCACCATCATACCAAATGTCAATCTGCTCATCGCTGTAGCATGTCTTGGGTTCAGTCTTATTAAAGACCGACTTGGTTCCAACAAAGAACATACCTGTTGTAGGAGACTTACCACAGATAACTGATGGTGCTCCATCCCATTTTGTCTGCAAAAATCCACTTGCATCTGCTTTTTTGCCCAGCATCTTCATCAATTCCTTCAAGAAATTGACTGACGCGACACATCCCTCAACTCCATAGTTGAGCATCTCATCCTCTAGGTGTTCTAAGTGCTTGAGTTGTGTTACGTTTGCCATTACTTTTTGTAGTAATCTCCGTTGGTATGCGTGGGGTAGACACCACCACTCTTATTTCTGATGTTGAACTTGAACTCGTAAGACTTGGTTTCAAATACAATATCAATACGCTTACCAGTGCCAGAGACACCACCATAGTTCACTTCTACCTTATTACTTAGGAGAGTAGAAGCGTCATCCATATACTTTCTATCGATTTCATAGAAGTGCAAGGCAGATCCAGTGTAGTGACACATCCAATATCCGTATCCTACACCACTGGCGATCAGATCCTCAAGTGCTCTCTTGCCTGACGTGCTTAGGGTAGTCTCTGCAATGTGACCAGGGACTGTAGGACCACCAGTTTTACCATAGTTCTCAAAGACATCTAGGAACTTCTGTTCATTGATACCAAACATTTCTAGATAAGTCTTACCATCTGCAGGGATCTCTCCTGCCTTCAGTTTTGCCTCGGGGAACAGTGCCAGTTTGTCTCCACCGCTGGAGCGAACACCGCAGTTGAAGAATGATAGTGTGCTGCCAAACTTGACTGAGAGATATACTTTCTTGCCAGCAACTTCTAATGTAATATCTGTAAGTGTGGAACCAATATCAAGGGTGCTAGCACCACCTGCAGAGATAATGATACTGCTTCCTTTCTTCTTGAGAGGTCTTGCTTGGTTCTTACCACCCTCTCCAATTGCTTTGGTTGGTGCCTCACCATATGCTGCTGTGAGAGCACCTACGATTTGTTCTACGTGGTCTTGATATTTTTTGACTGGTTGTCCAGAGCAATAATCAATCAACGCCTGGGTGAGGTCATCCTCATACTGATTACCCATGTTGACTTTCTTACCACCTTTGACCTGACCACCAAACTCTCCAGTCTTCTCGAAGTCTGCTAGTTCTAGTTCAAAGTCTCTATTGCTGATTGCTCTAGGTGTTTCTTTACTGGCAGGAAAGTTGCAAGTAAACTCGATGTTGTTCTGTCCTCGGAAACCTGCTAAGCAGATTGTTTGGAAGAGCATCTTTGCTTCTGCTTCCTCACTCTTGGACATAGTAACAAAGTCCATGAACTTAGACTTCGTATACTTCTTGCCTTGCTTCATTGTCACCTGAAAACCTGAAACCTCTACGATACCAACATCGGTGAGGAATCTATTCTCTTTACCATTCTTGCTCAATGCTTTGTCGAAGAAGGTATCTATTCGGTCTAGATATTTGCCACCATTCCTAGCAAAGTCTCCTGCTTTCATTCTAAGACTCTAGTCTACAGAACTATTTAGAACGGAGGTTCTTGAGATAATCTTTTTCATTTTGATAGGGATGTTTTTTTCCCGACCAGATCTCATATCCTTCTACAACATCTGGAATCAACCATTGGTCTACTCGGTAGCAATACTTCCAGTTGACAGGTTGAATACAATTCACAACTACAACTTGGAAGAATGCTACCAAGTGGATCCATAGACTTAGCACTAGTAAGATGCCTCTTCGTCTTTGTTTACTTCACACTCTTCAAACTCATGCCTTGTAGCATCATAGAGGAGGTCGAAGTCCTCCTCTTGCAAAGAATGTATGACGACTCCATTGTCGTCATAGATGTGATACATCTTATCGGTCGTCTGCTGCTCGGTTTTCGCTTTTGAAGACATCGAATTCTCCTCCTGGATAACGCTTCTTGAGTTTGTTTACATTCGTCTCTACAACATCGTCAAATGACACTTCTAGTGCCATGCAAGCTTGAGCAACATACCACATGATGTCACCCAACTCAATAATAAGATGCTCGCGGTTATCTTCGTTCCAAGGTTTGCCTTGGAATACCATCTTCTTAATGATCTCAAGGAACTCACCACCCTCAGCATTAATTCCAACACCAGCAGTAAGGAGTCTCTCAATATTGGCACCTTGTCGATCAAGGTCACCGATACGATCAGCAAAATCAACAAAGTTTGTACTAGCTTCACTAGTAACTGCTGAAACAAATTCTTGATAACGTTCAAAATTGACTTTAGACATGTTAGATAATAAAGGAACTAAATTTGTCGATGCGTTTCTGACGATCTGAGATATCGTCAAACTGATCGGTGGGATCTTCTTGATCCGTGACGGAAAGAGGTACTTCGTCTTCTACATTATACAACTTCATCTTGCCTCTGTCAATACCGACAGTAAACTTACGCTGCCATGCCAGATCGTTGTAACGATTCTTCAACTGCTTTACCATGATGCGACCAGACTGCTCCAGTTCCTCCGTAGAGATTAGAGCAAACATAAGATCAGCAGTAGCAGGCAAACCAAAAGATTCAGAAGTGTCAGTGAGTTCGACATCGCTATTTCCAAATCCTGAACGAGTGGTTTGTGTAGCGGAAACAATTGGAACATCATGTTCACAAGCAAGACCACGCAGTTCTTCAGCAATCGCTTTTACATACGTGTATGAGTTTACAATATGACCCTTGTAACGTGAACTTGCACAAATATTTAGATAGTCGATAAAAATGATGTCAGGTTTAAAAGACTTTTTCAACGAGAGTTCGTTGATGAGTGCTTTAAAATGCCCAACGTGTGCGCTTGCTGTAGGGTATTCTTTAATAATGAGTCTGCCTTCTGTCTTTCTACCAATCTCAGATACTCGGGAAGTGAATATCTGCTCTGGTAATGTAGCGATGTCCCGTATGTTGACATTGAGGAGATTAGCGTCAATTCTTTCTGCAATCTTTTCCTCAGACATCTCACAGGTGACATAAAGAACGTTCTTGCCTTGGGTAAGAGCAGCAGCGGCGCAATGACACATAAATAGAGACTTCCCAACACCAGTGCCAGCGAGAGCAATATTAAGCGTCTTATTGGGTAAACCTCCTTTCGTGATCTGATTGAATTTCTCAAGGTCAAAAGGAATCTTCTCTTCATCCTTGTGGTAAAACTCATAGCGATCCTCTACATTTTGTACGTAGTCGTGTCCGATGTATTCATCAAATGATACTGCCAAGGCTTCTTGGAGAATGGAGGGTATCGCATCTCGCGAAAGCGTTTTATCGCCTCCATCTGCGATCTTGATCGAGTGTAAGAGGGCATTGTAGATTGCTCGCTCTTGACACCACTTTTCTGTTCGGTCTCGCAACCAGTCTGTGTCTGTTGCCTCGTCAGAATATTCCTTAACTTGTTTAACAGACGCTTCGTAAGTTTCTTGGGTGAGATCATTTCTCTGTTGCAATTGTAAAATGACAACCTCAGCAGTAGGAACCTTGTCATACTTGGTAGAGAAGTCTTCAATCTCTTCAAAGACTACACGCTCAGTGATGTCTTCAAAATAATCTGCCTTGAGAAACGGAACTACCTTGCGATAGTAAGTCTCGTTACCAAGAAGGTTACGCAAGATAGTTGTTTCCAGTTTCTCACTCGTCATCAGATGCTCCGTACAAGAATTCTTTTTGTGCTTGGATGTCTAGTTGTTCGAGAACTTCGGGGGTGAAGTAAGTCTCTGGGTCTTTGAGGATTTGCTTTGCATATAGTTTCTTTCCATCAATCTCATAACGTCCAGCAGAGTTTTTCCACAACCCTGCTCGCTCGCCCATCTCAAGTAGTCCATAGTGTCTTTCTAATCCTCTAGAATCAAAGTAAAGTCTGGTCTCCACCTTCGATCCTTCTCTTGTCAAACGAGACTTCTTAGCCTCGCATTTGATAATGTTTCCAATGAGTTCTGTTCCATCTTTCTCTTTTTTCTTTCCGAGATAAATGATTGTAGAGGCGGAATATTTGAGACCACTCCCTCCTCCCATTTCTTTTGTAGGAACGTAAGCGCCGACGACATCATAGGTGTGATTGGTAACCAACATAGGTATGTTAGCCTTACCAAGTTTGAGTGTCAAGATGCGAAACACAGATTTAATCAATTGTGCTTTCGTCATGTCACGGACGTTCTTGTCGTTCGTGGCATCCTCAACCTCTTTCTTGCTAGCAAGCATACCAAGAGAGTCTAGCACAAACATCAGGGGTTTGCGCTCTCCCTCCTTCTGTTCCATGAACTTATCAACAATTCGTATTGATTGAGTTCTGAACTCCTCAATAGTATCCACTGGAAAGATAATCATGCGACTGGAATCAATCCCACGACTCTCGATCATCTGCTTACTAATGGCAGACTCAGTTTCAAAATAGATGACGCCAGCGTCAGGATCAGAATCGAGGAAATGCTTAACGACAGAAAGACAAAAGAAAGTCTTTCCAGTGCCGCTCTCTCCTGCCACAGCCGTAATCTTATTGGAGGGAAAACCTCCAAAGATGCTGCCACTAACCAGGGCGTTAATAATATAACTCCCAGTATCAACAAAAGATTCAACGTCGCCAGCAGCGACCCCATCGCTAACGAATGAAGCGAATTCATTCTTGCTGTCCTTAATGACTGTATCTAGAAATCCCATAATTTAGAAAAATGATAGTAGTGAAACTTTCTTCTCGTAATCCCAACCGATGCATCCCAGCACGTTCTTAAGAGGTTCTAAGAATGACTTCTCAAATTGTAGTTGATAGTCAATGTACTTGTCAAGGTTTAGTTCCTTGGGGATGTCACTGAAGAAACTGATGCAGTTCTGCATCATTGGGTTGGGAGTCTTCAGATAGATGAATTTGATTTTCTCGCCTTCCTGAATGATGGGATACTTATTAGTTAGCTTGTTCTTGTGAACATAGTAATTGTAAAGTAAGGATCCTCTCACATGAATTGGTGTTCCCTTGCGGAAGATATCATGGGAACATTTGTACTTGTCTAGACCATTAACACCACGAGGAAATGCGATGTTTACATAGTCTTGCTTGCGAGTATCCTGCTTGACAAACTCAATGAAGTCAATCAGGTCTTGATTCTCTTGCGTCAGAATAATCTTAAACGCCTGGAACAATTTGTCGCGATAGTATTGTGGTGTGGATGAGCGAGCAGTCTCAAGTCCCATGATTTTCATCTTAGGTTCCTTGTACTGGACCCCTTCGCTGTTCCACACGTTGAGAATATAACGCTTCTTAGCAGTCCAGATGCCACGATTAGCGATGTTCTCTCGCTTCATGACCATCTTCTGCTGGTATGCGTTCATGTAAAGGGCGAGCTCTTGGTAAGAACTTTCAATATACTTTTCAAGTTCCATCTGACACACCTTATCAAGGAACGCGACAATTCCTTCATCAGTCTTCTCTCGGTTGGCGTATATAGTTTCAACCAGAGGACCCAGGTTAAGGTAGATAGAGTCAGTGTCAGAAGCAATAACGTAATCAACATTGTCAGTCTTTAGAATCTTGTTTAGTTTCTCATTCATCTTGTTCTCGATCCAGCGAATCGACAACTGACCAGACAACGTGATTGCCTCAGCGATCTCTAGTCGGAAGTATCGGAAGTGTTCGTTACCGATAGCACCATAAGCAGAGTTGAGAGAGATCTTCTTTGCCATCTGGATATTGTTACAGCGGGCAATCTCTTTCTTCAACTCAATGGTGGGAGTCTCTTCATATTGTTGCTTTGCCTTGAGCATACGCTTCTTAAAGATGACACGCTCATCATACATCTTCTGCATCATCATGGGCAGGAACCCCTGCTCATCGTTCTTGTAAAGAGTCCCGTTGGCAGCGAGACAATTAGACAAGTCAGATGTGTCTACCTTCTTCTCAAGCAACTTATCAACAGTTGCTGTAGGGTGTCGGTTTGGGAGCAGGGTCTCTGGTGAGAGGTTATACTGCATGATAAGGTGAGGGTATAGACTGTTAAGGTCAAAACTGACAACCCAGTCATAAAATCCTGGTTTAGGTTCCTTAACGTATGCACCAGCGTACTTCGCATCCTTTCTTGCTTCTTTCTTGGGGGGAATGGCAATCTTACGTTTGAGGAGCTCGACATATATGTAGTTGTCCCACATACGTACCTGCGAGAAGACATCCTCAAAGTTCACCTTAGCATCATATGCCATGGTGAATGCTAGTTCAAGCAGTTTCATCTTGTCATCCAACTGGTCAACCAGGCGAACGTCAATGATGTTGTACTCTACGAATTTCTGCCAGTCCTTGGTATAGAACTCTTTGAAGGTGTCATACTCGCTATGATCTACCTTGTTAGTTCCCAGTTCAACGTGGGCAATATGATCTAGTTTATACGATGCTTGGTTGGTGTAAGTGAACTTACGATACAACTCAAGATAATCTAGTGTTGCCACACCAGAAATATCATAAGCAATCTGCTTACGACCTTTGATATAGATCTCACGACACAGAGTTGACTTCCAAGGAGACAACAACTTTGCTTCACGCTCACCAATAACACGTTCGATACGCTTACTAATGTATGTCATATCGAACAACTGGACGTTCCATCCAGTGATCACATCAGGATAGTTACTCATCCAGTAATGAATGAATGCCTGCAACATGCCAACCTCAGTGCTGAAGTGCATGTAATCCACATCCTTGTGGGTGTTATCAAACTGATAACGTCCGAACACCTGGATGCGTCCTGTGTGACTATCCTTCAAGGAGATAAGAAGAATCTCCTGGTCGGCAGTCTCGATGTCAGGAAACCCGTTCTCTGCTGCTGTCTCAATGTCAAGTGTGAACACACGGATCTGACTAGAGTCAAACTCGATCTGATCTGCAGGATATTCTTCTGCAATGTATTGATTCAGATAACGAGTTTGACCACAGATCTCAAAGTCAGGGATGTCTTTATGCTCATCCACAAACTTTCTTGCATCACGAATCGTACCCTGCTTTACAGGGCGAACGTTCTTACCATCCAGAGTCTTCCAGCGAGAAGGTTGTTGTGTGGGGAGGTACAGCGTAGGGTTGAAAGGAACCTTGTCGCTAAATGCTACTCCGTTTTGATATCCACGGACGTGGATGTTATTACCTGCCTGCTGAACGCTGGTGTAAAACTTCATTTCAATCGGGTGTCTTTCAAGTCATAGTATTGTGCCGAGAACATAGGAGATGGTTCAGCAATAACAGTGATGTTTTCTGAACGCACTACCAACTCGGTATCTTCGCTGTAGGGAGGAAAGGGCAGTGCCCCATCCTCGCTAACTTCACAAGCGTATTTTAGCACACAATCGGGGTCACCCAACTCTGTATCAGGAATCTCTTCAACCTCTGCTACGAGCCAATGCCCATCAAACTTCAGCAGTTTCAGCATCTTCTTGAGCGATAGGTTCAGCGATAGGATGCTTTGCAGTCTCTCCTGCTACTCCAGCAGTAGGAACGTCAGTTCCAGTTACCTCAGCAATCTCTGCTAGTTGTGCTTCCATGTTTGGGTTGGTCTGACCCTCTTCCCACTTGGGCACTGCTTCTGATGCTGCCTCTTCCTGTGCCTTCTGCTGTGCTACGAGAGAAGCAATCTTCTGCTGGTATGCTTGGTTGAGACCTTGATCTGGTTCACCAATTGCCAGGATGCTATCGTAGGGCACACGGAATTGATAGTCAACAGAGTATGGGCACCACTTGCTAAACTTGACCTGGAGGTCCATCTCGGACGTGGGATCATCAGCACCCACCAGTTCAAGGATGTAAGGGTTTCTCATGACGAGACAAACGCCACGCTTGTCTTCTCCAGTTCCTTCAAATACTTCTTGTAGTTCACAGATGACACGCTCGCCATTCTTAAACACAACAATTTGATCAGCCATAGTTCTCCAATGTTTCTAGTAGTATAACACAAAATGCGAAGGGGGGCAACGCCCCCCTGTGCCAGATATTTATTTGACTTCGTATGTGGTTCGTTTCATGTGGTCTGGAATAATTTTCTCTAAACTAATGATCAACAGACCTTCATTAAATGCTACGTCCACAACTCTAACATCGTCAGCGAGTTGCCAAGATTCTGTAAATGATCTTCGTGACACTCCTTTGTGTAAGTATTCAACTTTAGGATCTGTGCCTGAAGTCTTGGTGGCAACTCGGAGAAGGTTTGATTCAGTAGATACTTCAATCTCCTCTCTTTTAAATCCTGCGAGAGCAATTTGAATTTCGTAATTACTGGAGTCATGTTTGATTAGGTTATACGGAGGATAGTTCTTGTTATGACTGGTTAGTGAATCCAGTCGATGAAACATATCACTCAGACCTACAGCGTGGGGTAGATAGATATCCCAAGTATTTGACATGTGCGTGGCTCCTTTATTTAAGCGAGACAATAGTTGATTTGGACCCCAAAGGCATCCAATATTATTTAACCAAAACACAAAAAAAGTGATGTGGTATAAACCGCATCACTTTGTAGGGTGTTCCGACTTTCGTAGAGACCGCACGAAAGGTCTCGCTATTATTTATGCCTCAGGTTTCTTTCTACCAATGTTGTATTTGGATTCAAGGATCCATTCTCCCTTATCCTTATAGGAGAGAACTTTAATCTGGTTGAGGGGTGCAACGTCTTCGATCTGAGACTTATCAACAATAGAAATAAGACCCCAATCAGAAAGAAGTTGAGCGATTCTGTTACGGCGTTGGACATCATTTAATGATAGATTAGTATTTTTTCCATCTAGAGCAAAGAGCTCTTTGAAGTGAACGATGTAATATTTACCTTGCTTATGGAGAATATGACATGACTGATACAGTTTTCTATCACGTCTAGAGGCAACACCAATACGGGTGAGAGTCTCACGTACCTTTAGAAAATCGTCTGGTTCATTCAAAACCACTTCAACCATATCTGCGGGTTGCCATTGAATTTCAGTTTCAGTCATCTCGTTCCGCCTGTATCTAGCAATTTTTTTATCTGTTCAAGGTCAGAATTAGTAAGAATTCTAAGAGCGGCAACTGCTTTACTATGGTTGTATCCATAATAACGTTTGACCAAATCAAGGTTCTCTAATTCGTCTTTACGCAACCAGGGAGAGAAACGTTTCCTTGGCTTCAAACTATTTATGAAAAAATCGTATTGCATCTTTTTGTCCAGATAATTATGGACATTCATCTCGTTAGCATACAAAATGCTATCGGTAAAAGATGACAGACATTTGTTGATAATAAAAGGTGGATAACCTTTAACGGCATCCACATCTGCATCCATCAAATTCTTCTTAGATTGATTGATGCTGTATAAGTAGTCTCTCAGTTCGTACTTTGCCACTCTTTATTCTTCCTAAAGTATAATTTGTAATACCTGCCTTTGATTTCTTCAATGGTTTCCATGTCTTCCTTGAAACCCATATACTTGAGGAGTTGATAAGACCCCTCAAGTTCACTTATCAAACGGAGTATGTTGACAGGCGATACTTCAAAACCTCCGAATCTATAGTCCTCATACTTTTGCATTAGAACTTCGCCGTCACTCCAACAATAGTAGCATTAGGATTACGTGCCAGGGCAACCTCTCTTGCCTCCTGGTAGTTACGAGCATAGACTTCCTCGGTGAAGACCTTGCCAGCAACGTAGAGTTTCACTTCACACTTCATAGTTGGTTAGGACGAGTTCCTTGCGAGACGCTTGATCTGTATTATAACTCCCCACGCTCCTCATGGTGTAAGTGTGTGCAAATTCAGCAGCTGTCCACCCTTGGAATCGATCTCGGATCAGTTGCGACGAATTGTAACTAATAAGTTGAGGACTGACAAAACGATCACACTTGATAGCAAAATGATCGTGGTTAAATCCTTTGTGCATGTCACCTCTACGACCATATAGGTTGGATCCAATTTCGTAGGGGGGATCAAGGTAGATGAAGGTCTGCTTGTGATCGCTAAGAAGTTGTTCATAAGACATATTAGTAATTTTCCAGTTACCAATCAATGCTTGGTAATCAGTCAGTTTCTCAATACCATTTAGCGAGAAGTTGCTGTCACTTGCTTGCTTGGAGAAAGATGATGACTCAGTGAGACCTGAAAAACTGCACTTATTGACAACGTAAAAAGACACAGCACGCCAAAGGTCTTCAGTGTATGGAGGGAAACGATCGGTTGTCGAACAATTTGCGAGGTAATCCTTTGCATCCAAAAAGAGCATCTTGGCACTGCTTGGATCTGGATGTCGCTGCTTGAGTTGGAGTAGAATGTTCTTAAGATCATGTCCGTTATCCTGTAGAACTCGCCAGAAATTATATAGAGGTTCATACAGATCGTTGACCCAAATGTTGAGACGTGGGTAACGCTTAGTGACTTCCAATGCTACAGAACCACCGCCCAGAAAGGGTTCATGGTAGTCAGTATATCCTGACAGATCAGGAATGTATTGGAAGAGTTTACTCAGGGCACGACTCTTCCCCCCTGGATAGCGAAGGGGAGTCTTCAGGGATTTCATAGTCTGGGGCATTGTACTTCAAGTATTCATAAAAAATGTGCTTCATCTCACGCTCAGTCATTCCACAATGGCGAGCAGCAGCAGGAAGATTCATTGTAGCACGAAACAATGCTTCGTTTGCTTCTTTAACGTTCTTAGGTGTCGTCTTCACCCTCGACTTGATCAAACTCTTCGATTTGACTGGTGACGACGATGTGTTGTCCGTTAATTTTGTACTCATGTTCTCCTTTGTCTTCATTGAATCCCAGATACATTAGATCGTCCTCCATAAACAAGTTCTCTCGCAGTGCTGCTTGTATTTTATGATGGATTAGGTCAGTTTTGGATACTTGCATAGTATTTCTTAAGAAAATCTTTATTTGAATTCACAACCCATCATCACCTCAGTCAGGCAAGCAAGAAGATTGACTTCTTGATCAGCAACAAATGCAATTTGATACTGATATTTTGCAAGGATCAAGACTGCTTCAGGAATGTACTTAGGTTTGATTTGCTCATACAAAAGATTGTAGATCTTTCTCATGACAATGTTAGGATCATTGTCGATGTTCTCTACAACCCACTTGCGTACAGTTGTGAACTCTTTGTTCTTAAGAGCTGCTAGCAGTTGATCTAGATTGATGTCAGCAATATCAACCAGGATGTCTGTGTCAATCTTACCTGATGCTGAGTGACGCTGAGTCTCATTGATCAAGCGACGCCAGTCAGGGAAGTAACGACCAATGAGTTTGACAAGGATCTTATCCTCATACTCAATCTCATTCTCGTCAAGAATTTCTTTCAAGCGACCAAAGAACTGCGCTTGAAGTTTCTGCTGCTGTGCCTTAGCGATACGAAAGTCAACAACTGTGCATCGTGAGTGCAGCGGTTCAATGATCTTGTTCTGGAAGTTACAAGTGAAGATGAATCGGCAGTTGCTGTGAAACTCCTCCACAAAGGCACGTAGCGAGAGTTGCACGTCATGGGTGGTGTTGTCTGCCTCGTCGATGATAACGACCTTGTGGGGTGCCCCACCGACAAGAGAGACTGTGGATGCGAACGTCTTGACGCGGTTGCGAACTGTGTCAATGAAACGTCCTTCATCAGACCCGTTGATGACGATGTAAGAGGCACCGATCTCCTCACACAACGCTTTAGCAACAGTAGTCTTGCCGACGCCTGCAGACCCCAGGAGAAGCAGGTTAGGGATCTCTCCCTGCTCTACAAATCCTTGGAATGGTTTCTTGAGGTTGTCAGGCAGAATGCAGTCATCAATTTTTTGGGGACGATACTGCTCAACCCACAGAAACTTCTTCATCAAAACTCCAATGCAATATAATAAACAAGATCAAGTCGCTGGTGACGCCACTCAGAAACAAGATGCTTAGACACCTTAACATGATAGTCGCCTGGTTGCAGGCGAAGGTGTTCCACTTTGAGGACTAGTTCATAATCCCCTGTCGTGTCTCCTGCGATAGTCTGGCAATAGTCATTGCTAGTTTCGTTCTCGGAGTCACGAAGATACAGACTGATTTCATTATTCTCAGACTTGAAAACCAGATCAGTCAGATTGTAAACTGCTGCTGCTTTCTGTAGAGAAGTAATATCTTCCCAAGTAATATTGAAATCAATATCAGCACCAGGGAACTTAATGTTCTTCTCAGGAGCAGACTTGAGAGTGATCTCAGGATCCGAGAAGAAGTATTTGGCAGAACGACCGCGACTACGGATAGTCACATAGTTCTCGTTATCAAATTCCAGAACTGGATTCTGGAAGAGAGTCAGACCAGCAAGGAACTGGTTCAGATCATAGATACCAAACGTCTGAGGAAAACTCTCTTCACATGAATATTGTGCAAGAGCATTCTCTCCAACGCTGATTGTCTTCAGTTGATTACCCTCACGAATAAGAATAGAACTATTGATTGTTGAATAGTTCTTAAGCACCTGAAGAGTTTGTTCAGAAAGAATCACTTTATTCATTGATTGTAGGTTTCGGTAATAGCGGTCTTGTCACTGAAGTGGAGAAGCAGCAGTGCATAGTGGAGGATCTTGATGATGTCACGTCGTGCAGTGCCTTTCTTATCGTAGCGAGAAGCATACTTCAGGATGTTGCTACGGCAGAATGCCTCAGCATCACCGACTGCTTCAATGAGATCTAGCGTTTGAATGCTGTCATTACCAGCAGAATAGTGTTGTCCATAAGTTCCAGTGATGTAGTCACGTAGCTCTTGAATGAGAGCGTCTTCATTATATTTGTTCATTTACCCCAGATGTACTCAATGTTGTCATGATAGCACTCAAAGATGGTGCCGTCAATTGCTTGCATGGTGAGTTTGATTCCCTCACCGCCCATAATCTTACCAGACTTGAAGTCGCAATTTTTTAGGATTGCGACTTGTCCAACATAACCATGAAATTTATCACTCATTGTCTTCCTCCATCTCAACGTTTTCATCGAGTTTGGTGTACAGATCAAGGAACAGAGTCTTGGTCTCCTCATCGAAGCGGTTGACACAGACCTTGATCGCTTTCATGCGGTCACCCCAAATGGCATACGCACGAATGATGTGAGACAGGCGGCGAGTAGAAACAACTTCGTCAACACCACCATCGGCAAACGTTTTGCGAATAACATCTGCCCAGTCTGCAAGTTTACCATAGAACTCAGTGTCAGTCAATCCAATAGTAGCACCCAGGCGGTCAAGAATCTTGGTTTCAATCTTAGGAGTCGGATACTCCTGCTCAAAAGTCAAGGCAAAACGCTCAAGGAATGCCTCATTAAGCACATTGGTGCCAATGAAACGACCATCATCAGAACCCTTGCCCTTAGTGTTGGCAGTAGCGATGATGTTGAAACCAGCAGCGGGTTTCACATAGCGACCAGTCTTCTTCAGGAAAAGACCCTTACCTTCCAGAATAGATTGCAGACACATGATCTTGTTAGAGGCAAGATCAACCTCGTCTAGAAGCAGCACAGCTCCGCGTTGAAGAGCCTCCACGACGGGTCCGTTATGCCAGACAGTTTCGCCATTAACAAGACGGAAACCACCAATAAGATCATCTTCGTCAGTCTCAATGGTGATGTTTACACGAATGATTTCTCTATTTAGAGCAGCACATGCTTGTTCAACACCAAGAGTTTTGCCGTTTCCAGACATACCAGTGATGAACACAGGGTAAAACATCTTAGATTGGATAATCTTCTTCACATCAGTGAAGTTACCGAACGGGACAAAAGTGTCGTCTTTTTCGGGAATAAGGTTTTGCTCCACAGCAGGCAGTGCTGCAGGTGCTTCAAAAGTTTGCTCCAGTTTCTCTTGGAGAGTAAGGTTCCACTTACCACGACCCACATTGTAATCACGAATGCGCTTAACAGCAGTAGGATAGGTAACACCAAAGTGGTCGCAAGCAGAACGAACGTGATCGGCATTGATATCGCTTCCGAAATTTTCGGACAGATAAGAAGTAAGTTGTGTAGTGGTCAGGTCAGACTTGGCGGGCATTGGTTTGTTTCGTATGAAGTAAGTATAGGGCAGAGTGGGGTAGAGTCAGGGGCATAGTGGACACTATGCGATCTGACTGATGAAGTTGTTTAGGATGACTTTGTTGTTTTGCTTTGTCTTAAGCATCTTGCGAAATGCAGCGCGAACAGCAGTCTTAGAAGAACCAGCATCCACATCAAGAGTTGCCTCTTGGGTAGAAGTTTTTCCAGACATCACATAGAGAGCATCATATGCAAGAGGGTTAGGAAGGATAACAGATTTAGTTTTTTTCCAATCCTTATACAATTTATCAAGTCCATCCACAGAATCGGAACAATAGCGACGATAAAAACTAGAGAGACCTGATCCACCATCAAGGAGACGAATGCCCATGACATTGACACTGGGGTGAGTTTCTTTCAGATTCTGAATAAAGATGTTGGTTTGCTCAGTCCAACCATCCAATTTATTATAAGTACGACCAAGTTTTTTGTCACGCAAAACTACATCACCACCATCAACGCGGCGAGCAACAACATGTGTTTCTTCATCATGATACTGAACCTCACAACCATATGCAGAACTACAGGATTCACCATCAGTCAAAATACAAAGGTTGACATTGCTGACACCAGAAGTTTTTTGAAACTCAGGAATGATCGACTTCATAACAAGAACAGATTCATTAAGGGGAGTACCAGACAAACCCAATCCAAGTGTTTGACTATAAGTAACATAGTAACAAATAGCAGACACTTCACGGAACATGTTTACACACTGACGTTCCCAGTCTTTAGAGTTAGAACGAGAAGAAAGAATGTTCATCATACGGAAGAAAGACTTACTAACATAAATCTCATTCTTCTTCATGTTGCTGCGATCATTGTGGTACTCATCATCGCGAGATGCAGTGCTATTACTCATTGAACGTTCAGCAGCAACCCACTCATTAGTGAAAGCATAAACCTCAAAAGGAATGTTGACCTTCTTACAGAACATACACAAGATCATCAGTTGCTTGAGAGTAGGCATCAACGTGGTGCCCATAGAACCAGACCAGTCAAGAATAAACAAGAGACCATGATTCTTTCCCTCAGGAAGGATAGTCACTTTTTTGAACAGATCATCGCTATACTTATAAGTATGAAGAACTCCACAATCAAGCACACCAGTGCGAGAAGTCATTGAACGAGAGTATGCTTCTGCTGCTTTCTTACACTCAAACTCTTTTACAAGGTAGTTAACTTCTTTCTGAATAGATTTTTTAAAGTCTTTATATTGAGAGTCTACCCAATCATAAGAAGACTTGTCTTCTGCAGAGCACTCATCAATCCAGTTATGAATCGTTTGCCAATCAACAACATAATCAGAAGGATTTACAAAAGGGATGTCAACATACTGGGTGCGACTATATGTTTTGCTGCTGAGACCTTCGGAAGAAGAATCAAAGTTTGACTGAGTATCAGACTCGGAAAGATCACCACCCCCTTGACCAGGGACTTCTTCTCGTTCTTCATCATCCCATTCTTCATAGTCAGTATTATCAGGACCTAAATCGGGACGACCTTCTTCGTGCTGCTCAGATTGTTCGTCATCGTTACTTTGGGTTTCAGACGGAGAGGATCCACCATCGCTGCCAGACTGAGGAACATTAGCGAGTTCCTCCATCTTCTTCTGTTCTGCTTTAGCGAACTCCCAGATTTTTTCTGCTGCTGCAACTGCTTCGTCGAAGGTCTCTGCTGCTGCAGTCATGGTAACAAATTCTTTTTCTTCATCAGAAAAAGGAATCATAACAGAAGCACCAATCTTGAAATGCAGATTGATACGATCAATAAGTTTTAGTGCGTCAAGGTTTTCTCCCTCAATACCAAAGAAGTCATCTTCATGCATCTCACGATACCCATTGAAGAATGCTTTACGAAGACCAGGATAGCGACGCTTCATCAACTTCTCAATGCGAGCATCCTCAGTGATGTTCACATAGTCTTTCGGGCAATTAAAATTACCCCATGAATCTGTATAGAGAGCGTGCCCAACTTCGTGACCAACCAGTAGGTCATAGACTGTAGCGGATGCACGATCCCACTTGGGCAGAGTCAGAATACGATTGGAAACATCAAAGGAAGCAGTGGAGCAGTTGCGATGCTCTACCACAAGGTTCTCGGTGGCAAGCAGTTTGGCAAGGTTGCCTTTGATCTCTTGAGTAAGCATGGCGTCTTCCGTCGATGCACATACTATATACGCAAAAAGGGGGACCCGAAGACCCCCCTGTGACACTACTAGTATTGGAACGTGCTGTCCTGCATACCCACATCACCCTTTGGCATAACGTTAAATGCTAAGGCGTTGCGAGTCCATTCAGACTTATGCCTCAGAACCTTATGCCTCAGATCACTGGGGAACAAAAGGATCATAGCTTTATCTGGCGTGAAATTCCAACAATAAGAATTAAAGAAATTGAATTCCATCGTCTGAACACATATGTTACTAGGATTAGAATCAGCAAACTGAATTGCAGAACTTCCCTCATCATATTCACCATAATAAATGATGCCACTTAACCAAGAATTGCTGTGCATATGTTCTTCACAGAATCCACCTTCATATGTTCTAGTGAACCATGAGGTTGTAAACTGAACCTCACAAAGATATCCCATTGTCTTGATAACATAATCAAGAACAATATTATGCAGTTGTTCTTTCACCTTTTCATTTAGATCAAGAACATTTTTCTGTGCTGATACGGCACCATTAGTTCCATCACTACCATCATCTTCTCTCCAGTCACACTGGAGTGCCATTTCCTGAAGATCTAAACACATTTCATCAGGAACGTGATGAAGAGAAACTGCCTTTGCAAACAAAGGAAATATCTCCCACCCATCATTTGTTCTAAGACTTGGATATGTCATTCGTCAGCAATTGTTTCACGTACTACAGAGAAGTTTTTCACCTTCTCAACATTAAGTGTTCTGTCGTACTTGTCAACCATCTGCTCTTTGTGAGAGATGACAAATACATTTGTGTTGTCATCAAAATTTCTAAGAATCCAACCGAGGTCACTACCACCCTGCTGGTCAAGAGAACCATCAAAGATCTCATCTAGAATAAGGAGGTTAGTATCGACGCTATTCTTAAGTTTAGCAATGCTTCTCCAAGTAAGCAGGAGAGCAATATCAATACGAGCTTTCTCTCCTTCACTGAAAGAAGCATAAGAGAACTGGTCTCGGTATCTAGATTTAATAGTTTCCTCAAAATTTTCATCAAGACTAAAGTTAACGTAAAACTCCATACCCTGAAGATACTGATTAATCAGCTTGTTCATGGTGGGCAGGTACTTCTTGATAATTCTAGTCTTAATTCCATTATCTTTTAACAATTGAGAGGCAACACTTAACACATCTTTATCTCGCTTGGAGTCTGTCAACTGTAGATTGAGTTCTTTTTTCTCCTCAACCATTGTCTCCAGTTTAGTGTATGCTACCTTCTTATCCCCGCCACCAGACTCTAGGTCTTTGATCTCCTTCTCCACACCAAGGATAGACTTGCGAATCTGATTGATAGCAAAGTTTGCTTGGGAAATAGTATTGTTACTATCAGTAATTTGAGAAGATAGTTCGTTCCATTTGTAGAAACGTCTTTCTTCTTCACCGATAGCAGCAAGGAGTTCATTATAACCTAGGGTCATTTCATCTAGTTTACTTTTACCAGATGCAATTTTGTCGAGTCTAAAATCTTCAGACAAATCTTGTGTACACGTAGGACACACATGATTATCCTCAAAGAACTCATGTTCTTTTTGACATGTTTGGATTTTAGAACTTACTTTAATAAGAAATGTGTTTAGTTTCTTAAGTTTATCTGAAGATGTTGAATACTCAGCGATTTGTTCATTGAGTTGTTCAATAACATTATTTGTTTCTTTAATAAAAACATGTTGTTTGTTTTCTTCTTCTAAGAGACTAGCAATCTTTTCTTCTTTATTAGAAATATCTGCTTTGTTTTTCTTATCAAGTTCTAACAGATAGTTTTTCTGGAGTTCAATCTTTTCTTTTAAAAGATCCATCTGATAATCAAACTCTTTGAGTTCTTCATTGTTCTCACGAATCTTGTCCTTGAGTAGAACATTCATCGTAGAGAAAATCTGAATATCCAGAATGTCTTCGATGATCTCACGGCGTTGTGCAACAGGTAGACGCATGAACGGAACGAACGTAGACGAACCAAGCACCACAATTTGTGTGAATGACTTATAGTTCATCTTGAGTACGTTCTGCTCAAGATTCTTCTGTTGATCTACTGCTGTGCTTTCTTGATTCCAAAGTTGATCATTGCAATAGATTTCAAACTTGGCAGGTTTGATACCACGAACAACTTTATATTGGTTTCTACCGATACTGAATTCAATTTCAGTATGGCAGTCCTTTTCGTTGATGCTGTTGACCAGCATAGGTTTGTTGATCTTACGAAAAGGTTTACCAAACAAAGCAAAAGTGAGAGCATCCAAGATGGTGCTCTTACCTGCTCCGTTCTCACCAACAATCAAATTAGTTTTATTTTGACGAATGTCAACTTCGGTGAAGACGTTCCCTGTAGACAAGAAATTCTTCCAACGAATTTTTTCAAATACAATCATGCAATGATATCTTCAGGGGGAATCAATAGATCATCTGGAGTAATTATAGCATACTTTTGGTCTCTGTCCTCACATGCTGTGACAATTACTTCTTCATCAACTTCAGTTATATCAAGAGGAATAGTTCTTTCAGCAAGATCATCCATCAGGATATTATATCTCTCTGCATCATCATACTCCTGGAAAAGAGGGATGACTTGTTCGCCCACATCATTGACGAGGGAGAAGACGCCAGTCTCTTGTCCTTGGAGTGTGAGGATGTACATTAGGCGACTTCGCAGCTTTCAATATATAGAGATTTCATCAAGTTCTTCAAATCATTTTTATTTACGGACATTTCTACTTCATCAATATACTCACTCAAAAGAGTCATAGTATCCTTTACCTCAACGTCTGTGTCTCCGTCGCTTAGATCGTCTTCTAGAAGGGTCTCAGCGATCTTTACATCATGAACACCTACATTGTAAAGACGATCAACCAGTGTCTCAAACATATGGTAGTCAGTTTTGTTTTCGACGACGATCTTAATGTACTTGTCTTTATAATGCAGCACATCTTGTTTGTTGTAGTCCACACTGGTGTCATCATAGAAGATCTTCTCGAAGATATCATACGGATTTGCGATAAACTTGAGTCGATCACTTTCAGTATCGTAGATATGGAAACCGCGAGTGTCTTTATAATCATTCCAGAACATCTGATAAGGGTTGCCAAGGTATTGGACATTACCTTTCTTGGACTTGTGATGAAAATGTCCAGACCATACGCGCTTGAAGCGATGGAACAAACCAGCATCCATGCCATGATCCATCTTCATGCCAGGTGTCACTTCAAAACCATTGAGTTCTAGGTGACCACAACAGATATCTGCTTCGCTGGTTTCTAATCTACGGAAGACATCTTCCTGATTCTCTTTGTTGATCCAAGGGAGCATCAAAAATACTTTCTTACCCATCAGAACTTCAGTGGGTTCAGAATAGATCTTGATGTTCTTGTAATTTTCTAGGAGAAGTTCAGGTGAGTTGACCTTGTTAGTGTTCTTGTAATATGTGCAGTGATTGCCCAGCAACATATGCACGTTGTATGGTCTTAGTCTCTCAAAATAATTTTCACGCACACGGTGAAAAGTATTAAAGTCCATAGACTTTCGATTATCAAATGTGTCGCCCAAATCAAAGATGACGCGGACACCTTCTCTTTCAAGCGTTGGAAAGAATACATCGTCGTAAAATTTTTGGAAGTAGTTCCAGAATGCTAGAGAACCTTTACGTCCGTCAAGATGCTGGTCAGTAATCAGTGCAATTTTCATTGGGGTTTGTGATCCTTCATACCATCATGATTGCCATCTCCTGGCAGTTTGCCATACGCTAGGTATTCTACTGCTTGCAGAGAACCTTCCAGTCTGGTTAGATCTCTTTGAATACGATTGTATTCATCAACTGCTTCCTGCAATTCTTCTGCTCTAGCAGTTAGTTGAGCAGTTCTTTTTGTAAAACGCTCAACCAGTTGTTCATAATTTTCAGTCGGTTTCATAGTTTACCTCCTACAACTCCAGAATTTACAACTCTAGTATATTGTTCAATGCTACCATCTTGAATGCACTTTAGATGCCAGCGTGTCATTTCCAACACACCTTCTTCAGTAGCACCTGTAATGAAGTGAGCACCAAAGATAGGTTCCTTCAGAACACTTGTAAAGAGACCAAAGCGTGTCTTCTTAATAAAGAAACAATCATCAATCCAAACCTGATCTTCAGGAATGTTTTTCTCAATCGTTGGATTCGGACCCAGACTCGTCATCACACTGGTCGGTTTCTTTTGTTCCACTTTGTCCATCTTTATTAAATCCAAAAGGTCCTACTTTGTTCTTGACTCGATCTTTCATGACAGCACCACTCAGTGCTTCCATGACTTTCAAAACATCCTCTGCTTTAGCAGTTACCCTCATTCGTTCCACTACGAAGTCATACTTCTGGAAGAATTCATCTGAGACTAGTTTGTAGTCTTCAATTGTAATTGGTTCGTCTTTCATCGGTTCATTCGGGTTTCAATGTTTTCTTTAATACTACCCATGTCAGAATAGGAAGCATTCATTCCTGCCATGTCTCCTTCATAACGCTCGGTATACATGACTTCCTGGTATCCAGACTTCTCAAGAATCTTACCCTTGATTTCAAGTTGTTTCTTTTCTTTCTGGATGCGACGCAAGAAGGCATAGTAAATGATCTGCGTGAAATAAGCAAAAGGATTGGAACTCTTCTCAGGATCAAAGTTATCAATGTACTGCAAGCAATTTTCAATTCCGTCACAGATCATGTCCTCTCGGAACATGTAGTTGACAAAGTTTGGTTTGAATGAAAGGTGCGTAGCAATCTTCAGAAAACATTCACCTATGTAATTAGTGACACGAGGACGTTCAGTTCCTGCTTCTGTTGCTGCTTGCACCTTCTTACGATACTCAACAATCGCTGCCAAGAATTCTTTGTTGTTTACGTAATACTCTTTGTTTTTAGTCCTTGACATGCTTTTGCTTTGTTTCCTACAACCAGTATAAGTGATCTCAGACAATCTGTCAATAGGGCTTGACAGAACCTCAGAAACTCAGTACAATAACTCTGTCAAGGGTTCAAAAGATAACTGTATCTATTAGCTTCTTTTAAATAGTGATTCTAGATTCTTTCTCACTTCTTCTACTGAACCTACATAACCATTGTTCTTGAGTTTTTTTGTCTCTACATTAATTTCACCATCATCTTCTTCTAGATTACCTAGATAGAATCTTTTGATTCTTTCATCACATTCACTCATGGTAACTATCTGTTCCATCTTTACTATGAACATATCTTCGTAAGATGATTTAATCCATTCCTTAAGAACAAACCCTTCTACACGTTTACCATTCTTTTTAGAGATATGGGTTTCAACTACCATTGGTTTTTCTACTAGTAAAGAATCTTCGTTAGGTAAGTAGCATACTTTTGCTACAAGTTCTTCACCAGTAGATAATTTTATTGTTGAATAGAATTCTTCTTCCATTTATTTTCTTAGATCTACTTTTACTTTTTCATATTTGAAATTCTCTTCTTGATAGATCTTCACTCTTTCGTATAAATGTCTTAAGGTGTAATTAGATCTTTTTTCGTTAGAGATATCATCAGCAATATCATAAAGTGTTGCTATGTCTTTACCCTCTCCCTTCCTTAAGACTCTACCGATAGATTGTAGATTACGAACTCTAGATTTAGAAGGTGATGCGAAGATAATATTATGTAAGCGTTTAATGTTAATGCCAGTAGAGAATGTTCCGTAAGAAGCAATGATAACTGCGTTGTCTTCCTTCTCAGCAATCTCTCGGACTTCTTCTCTGGCGTCTACATCGACTGAACCATGGACGAAAAATACTTTTCTTTCGTCTCCTACAACATTATTTATCATTTCATATAATGGTTCACCATGCTTCTCCACATAGTTAAAGAGAACCAATGTATTGCCTTCTAGATCTTTGACAAGATTTTTGATGAGGTTGTTTCTTTTTTGACAAGTGACAAGGTACTCCATCTCTGCATGGTAGTCCTCAAAGAACTGATACTCATGCTTACACATAAGGATCTTGATACGGAAGTTAGAAAGGTATCCTTTCTTGATAAGATCATCCGTCTTAGTTACTTTCTCACAGGAACCAAAGAGTCCTTCCAACACCCACTTGTGTGTCTTACTGCCATCCAACGTACCAGTAAATCCGAATCGGTACTTGGCATTGTGCAGTTTAGTCATGATACCTGTCAGACTCTTTGACTTAAATAGATGTGCTTCATCACCGATAACACACTCAATGTCATCGAAGTATCTTTTGGGAAATTTATAGATTGATTGCCAAGTTGAGATGACAACTGGTTTATCAGTATTCTTATCTTTGCCTGAATAAATGGCGTGACAATAATCTTCTGCGTTCCATCCATAGTCCTTAAAGTCTTTGATCATCTGCTCTACGAGAGATGTGGTAGGAACCACCAGCAGAATCTTTTTCTTGGTAGCAACGTAATACCTTACAATGCTGTAAATCATAAGTGACTTACCAGATCCTGTCGGAGACAGGAATAACCCTCTGTTGTTTTTGAGTGCCTGGTAAACTGTATTGTATTGATAATCTCTAGGTTGATACTTAGAGATCTTATCCATAAAAACTTTTACTCCACCCTTTGACACAAAGTCATTGGATTCCTCCGCTTCGCCATACCATTCATTCTCTTCGTATTTAATGCTGTAACGTTTTTCTTTCGCCCATACTTTTAGGTGGTTTAGTAACCCACCATAAAGTTCGCCTGTACCTGGGGAGTACAGACGAATCATGCCATCCCAGTATTTGAACCTGGGTTGTCTCTTTAGAAATTTTGCTTCTGGTAATTCAAAAGAGAAGTAGTCAGATAGTTCATGGTGAATATGAGGTTCTGACTTGAGTGTCAGATAAACCTCATTCTTCTTCTTTACAACGATGTCGGACATTAGTTTCCATTAATAAATCTTTCCCATTCAATCGCATTTTTCACATGGTAGTTGCGAGCAGAAACCTGCTTCAGTACATGATCAAGATAGTTGAGCATCATGTCGATGTACTTTACTTTTGCTTCGATGTTGATAATGTCCTCATCAGCATCTAGATAGACCCTCATCTTTTCAGATGTCTTGATACTAGACCCAAAAGGTTTTTCGGCGTAGACTTTTGCTTCTGCCTCCCCGCCATAATATTCTCGTTTTTCCTTGAGGGTTTTTCTCAGTTCAAATTCCAGACTGGTCTTTACCTGTGAAAGATCCGTGTAATGGTTTAAGTATTTATTATGCAAGAAAGGGATCTCCATTGAGATCTTTCCCAAGTCAGTTGTATACTGCTTGTTACGGAACTCATGCTCTACGTGACTATCTTCTCTCCACTCTTTCTTGATGCGTTCAAACAGATGATGTAGTTTTTCAAAGTTCATGCATTAGATGTGGTTCTGATTTTAAATTCAGTATACTTGAACGTGACCTGTGCCGTAAAGTATTCTGTGTCAGTTTGTGTAGCGTCCATGGTCAACCCAGTAAGTTCCACTGGGAACAGACGCTCGAAACTAATAATGTGATTCACATTGTAATGTGATGTGGTGATAAACAATTCTCCTTGAGAAAATTCAATCTCATCAGAAGAATGTTCTTCCGCGCCACCATTCTTTCTAATCCAGTCGTATACGCTCTTGTAGTTTACAAGGTCTTCATCGACGATAAACTGCAGAGTGAGGTCTCCATAGGTAACGCCCCCTCCAGGGGTCACAGGGAAGGATCTGAAGCGTGTAGGAACCTCTGTGAAGGGCATCTGGATCTCTGGGATGCCTGCAGATTGACAGAAAAAATCTACCCCCTCAAAGAGTTCCAGTTTGAGCTGGAACCCCAAAGGAGATAGAAAGTTTCTATTAGTAGGTTGTTCTTTGTACCAACTAGCAGGCATAGTATGTCAGCTTCCCAAGCACTACTATTTAGTCGTTGGGTTCATAGAGTGGACAAGGTTCTTCCATCAGGATTTCGTTCTTTACTTTCGCAATTCTTTCTAGCAATGTTTCTTCGTCTTGGTCTTCAAAGAAATTGTCGATGAAATCTAAATCTTTCATTCTCTCCACTCTTGTAGGATATCTAGAATTTTGTTTAATGAATCATGAGCACCATCATGCCAGTCTCCTGATTTGTCGTGGTGCTCTCCGTTGAATAGGGCAGTCTTCAACTTGTATACTCTAGCAAGAATATCAGTCTTCTGCATGATTGCTCGCGGCATAGTTTGATTCTATCATACACCTATTTAATAAAAAAGGACCCCTTCGGGTCCTGGAGTTGCATTTATGTTTTTATTCTCACATAAGCAGCCTCTTACAAATACGTTTACATTGTGATTGGTCTAATGAATCGCACTCAATTAAGCATTCGTAGTAATCATTAATTGCTTGTGTTTCTATACTTAATTCATCGAGTGTGTCTTCAAGGTGTCGCCACTCATCTAGTTGTGAGCGAGACAACAGATTGTGCATTTCGCCTCCATGCAAGTTATCAACATACTATAGGGAGGAGTTAGGGAGCATGATATCACCTCATAATTCTGTACTATCTAGGAGAGTTCATGTATCGTAGTATACATTTATTGCTTTTTTACATAAGCGTTACATAAAGACAAAAAAAGAGACCCTTTCGGGTCTCTTGTAACAGATTGTGAATCCGATGGATCACATGAGGTTGGTGACCTGAACACGTCTGTAGTACATGTTCGTATTTGCGGTGAGGGTTTCGCCATCGGGGGTGCCGTTGTAAGCGCCGTTGGTGGTGACGAATGGGTTGCTGACCATGCCGTAACGAGTCTTGAAACCAATTTTTGGTTGGAAGTTGTTAGGATCGATCGAGCGAACCATCTGGAGGGGAACATATGGGCAGTAGAATAGACCTGCGTCATATGGGGAGGTGCCCTTGTAACCTACGACATAGTAGTGCTTGTCGCTGAGGTTAGCAGCATAAGGATCAACATAGACCTTGATGCGTCCGTTGATGGTGCCAACTGCGAGGTTGCCAGTGTCATCAACTGTACCGATTGCAGGACCGCCTGCACCAGTTAGACCGCTGCTGTAGTCGAGAACGCCTGCCATTGCCAGTGCCGAAGCAACGTCAGCAGAGCAGATCAGGAAGTTGCCCTTTCCTCTACGAGTCTCTTGTGCGATTGCGTTGCAGTCGCGCTCGATTTGGAAGAGAAGTCCCTTGAATTTCTCAACAGACCAACGACCATTGCTGTCAACGTCGAGGTCGAAGATACC